TACTTCTGGCTGAAGAGGAGCAGCCTGTACTGGTTGAGGTACAGGCTGCTGAGGTAGAGCATGGCTATAAACATGTTCAATTTGTTTTTTTATCTCTTCACTTTTACCTCTTTGTAAGGTTGAGGCCTCGCCAACGATATTATTATCCATTTTTTTTGCCTCACCATACATATTACCCATAAAATTAAGCAGCACATCTCTCTCCTCATTTGGAGATAGTTGCCTAGTCATTTCAGGAGGAGCTTCTCCTGTAGGTTGACTCGTAGGCATAGGAATCATCTCTGGCATTTGATCGCTCATTTTACTAAACGTCTAAGCCTTCAAGTAGCTCTTTTAGAACTTCATCTTCATTATCATCTTGTTTAGTTTCTGTAACAGGGGTTGTAACAGGAGCAGTTTCAATCGGGGTATCGACGATTACATTTTCAACAACCCTATTATCAGCTGATGCATCTCTAACGTAATAATGCTCATCCATCATCGTCTTAAGTTCATTTGCACTCTTAACGCTAAATACACTAGATAGTTCATATACATTTTCATAAATTTTATTATGATGATCTTCATCTAAATTATCAATTGTACTCGGCATACCAAACTTAGACGATACATAGGTCGGGAAGTCACCTTGCTTTTCAACCTTAACCCTAAAGTTAACCCCATCTGGACCTAGATCAAATATACGAGGACCTAATTCAGCTGCATCTTCACCTTCAATCGCATCAGTAATAATATTATGAATTTGCTTACCATAACGAAGCATTTTCACTTTACCATTATTTTCAGGATTAACAGGGTCATTAACAACATATACGTTAACCAACCACTTTTCAGAACGCATAATTGCTTTAGCTTTCTCCTTTTCTTCTTCATTACCAGTACGAAGAATCTTATATCGCTCTTCAGCAATAGGATCTCTCTCACCAAAGGTTTGAAGAGAGATTGCACTAGTATATTGACCAGTAGCAAAACTATTCCAACCATGCTGATAATAATGAAAGAACGTCTTCGAAGGGTCTTTAGCATAAGGCAACAACCTTACAGTAAAGGTATTACCAGGAGGCGTCTTTAAGATATCACCTATTGCACTCTTATTATTATCGTTATCTGCTGCTAATGCAGACTTAATACTATCAAACATTGAACTCGTTATATTACTCATAGTTTAATTATAGACTATACTTTTTGATTTTCAACGAAAATCTTAAATTTATTAATTATTTTCTTAGCTTTAGAACTAGAATAGTATTTTGTTCTAATGTAATTTAATCGAGAAAAATTAGAACTATACATAGTTTTTATTTCGGTATCTATTGAACCAATTACCTTTTCAAAATTATTAAAAGCAAATAATATAAAAATTATAACATCTCTATTTTTAATATGTTTAAGAAAAACGTTATATTCTCCTTCCTTTACTGAAAGGTAATCTTTAATATTAATATCTTTTTCTTTACAATAGTTATAGATGAATTTTATCGATTCTTGCATTTTAAGTAATGTTTTATCATCATCAGGATTATTCAAAAGAAACTTATCATTGTATAAAGTATAAGCTTTTATTGCTTTAGGTCCAAGATAAAATTTTAAATCGAAATAATTTTCATCATATACAAAATATGGAGCTTCAAAAAAATCTTTTATTTTTAAATGTTTAAATTTGTAGAAAAAACTACTTAATTTATTAACAATGATATAACTTTCATCCGGAAAATTATCAAAATTCTTTCTATACTTTACTGGCTTGTTATTAACCTTTTTACTAACTTCTAAAAAATTATTATAAATTATTTTTTCTATATCAGTCATTAAATCCATCAAATTTATTCAAAAATTTAGTCACATACTTACTTTTAGTCACAGAAGGTTCGGTTTGAATATATTTTTTAATTGCAGTAAAGTCATTTTCTTCTTCTATAATACTAATGAATATATCACGTAAAGCTTTATTTTCAAGTATTTTTAAAAAAACAGTAGCAAAATTCATTTTTTTATCATGAATCAATGCAACAAAAGTACAGAAAGAATAAAATGATTTTTCAAACTCAGCTGTTTGAATATTTGAATATGGGCTATTATTTTTCATTTAATGGTTTTAGTAATTTACTAATATTAATGATTGTATCATTCAAAGTTCCACCCGATGCATCTTCATGACCACCACCACCCATAAGTTTAGAAGCTAATTTACCCATATTTAAAGTACATTCTTTACCTCTTCTCATATAAACACTCTTACCTTTTAAATTAATTTGTATTATAAAATCTACATTACATTCCTTTATTACCCGTTCAGCTATTTCATTTGGACTAAAAGTAATAAAAACCCCTGCGACTTTATAATTATTACCACCTATTTTCAAATCACCTTTGTAAATAGTTTCTTCTTTAAAAAAGTTATTAATTTTATTATGAACTATCTTTAAAGCATTTTTATGGTAAGTTGTAAACCCAAAAAATCCTTGTTGAAAATCATCTTCGAATTTTTTAACTCTATCTCCTGTATAAGACCAAAAAACTTGATTTAACGGTAAACTGAATGGTAAACTTAAAGTATAACTATCATAATCATCAATTAATTTTATTAGAAGTTTTTGATTTTTATTAAATTTATTTTCTAATTTAAAAGTGTCATAAATTAATTTTGTACAAGAAGGGTAGTCTTTTACAATTGGTTTAGCATTTTTATAATCATTAATCAATTCAGTATGCTCTTTATGGTGGTCTATAACTATAACATTTTTATAGTCACATATTTTTATACTATCCTTTTTTAAATTTAAATCACTAATAACTACTAAATCATATTTAGTAAAATCAAAAAATGCAAGATCTGTTAAAAACTTTTTTTCAGTGGTAACAGTATAACTAACATCCTTACCTTTATATGCTTCTTTTAAACAAAGATACGAACCAGCTCCATCGAGATCTGCATCTGTAATTATATGGATCTTTGGCATTAATTTTATTTAGTTCCTCTTTTTAATTACTCAACATATTAAGAGTATTAGTTAAACCAGACATCTCACTACCTTCATCATCAACGTTTAACGTCTCATCTTCAGAAATAGTTAAAGTATCATAATCTAACCGTAATGCTGTATGCCCATAATTAGCACCATATCTATTTTTCATCATACCCATTTTAACTATACCTAATTCTTTATCTTCATCATCTTGAAAGATACTAAAAATACAGTCAGCAGTAGCGGCCATTCCAATAGATTCTGATATCGTATCTAAACCAGGGTTCGCTTCATCGTAACCAGATCTATTTAACTGAGTAGCAGAAATAAACGGACATTCAAAAACATAACTTAAAGCACGAATACCTTCTGCAACATGCTTAACTCTTTCATAAGAATTATCACCGAGAGGACTCTTCAACAAATTTAAATAATCAAGTACTACCGCATCGACTTTAATACCTCTATTTTTTAATTCTGTAATATAACCTTGTATATTCTGCGGCGTAACAGTACTAGGAGGAAACTCTTTAATTAAAATCTTACTATTTGGTTTACCATTATTATAACTCTTTATTTGAGCTGATAAAGATTGACCAGCTCCTTTCAATTCTCTCATTGGTATTCTAGTTATATTAGATGATAACCTTCTTGCGTATATCATCTCTGACATTTCAAGACTTATAACCAAAACTGTCTTACCTTTAGAAGCTATATTACAAGCTATATTACCTAAAAATATAGATTTACCAACATTAGCTTCACCAGCAAATACGTATAACGATCTACCATTCTGTAAGAAACCACCATCTATTTTATCATCTAACCATTTCCAACCAGAAGATATTGTAGGTTGGTCTACATTTAGATCATCTACAACCTTATCAATATTTTCAAATAAATCTAAACCTATCTCTTCCTTTAAATTAACGTTACAGCTTTTTTCAAAACTATCTAAAATAAAACTTGTATTAACTTCACCTTTACTAACATCCTCAGCAACAGATAACATTGTATTGTATATTGCTCTTTCTTTTAAGAACCGTTCAGTATTAGAAGTTAACTCTTCATCATTAAAGTTCTTATCAATATTAGGAAAATTCTTTACAACTGATCTAAAACTTTCCTTTAGTTCATCATTAATTAAGTATGACTTTAATTCAGTAATAGTAGGTATACTCTGCCTCTTAATATAGAAATTAGTTATTAAACCGAAAACAGTCTTAATATTTTTATCATTAAAGTAATCCGGCTTTATATGGTCTATAATTTGAGTTAGATAACTTTCGTTAGTCAAGCTCTTATAAACTATAACCTGCTCATAATAATCTAAATTTAATCTACCTATATCTTCCATTATCTTCTTTCAATATCTTGTTCAATACATTCTTTACCATATTGTATTTCACAAACAATACATTCACTATTACTAATATTAGCTGGTTTATGCCAATTCTCAACTGGTATATCAATTATATTATTTTTATAATAAAGTTTACCATT